CTCTCCGCCAACTCCCGCATCCCGATCGATACCGGCCTTCCCGGCGGCGAAAGCCCACAGTCCGGCGGCGTCATTCCGGGCACGCTGCCGGCGCCCGCGGCCCAGATCGGCCTCACCGCTGCCGCCGATGGCGCGAAGGCCGACGCGACCCAGCTCGGCTACGGCGTCAACACGGTGACCACGGTCGCCGGCGCCGCGGACTCGGTTCTCGCCCCCTACGCCTATCCTGGCGCGGTGTGCGTGATCGACAATGACGGAGCCTCGGCCCTCCAGGTCTTCGGCAAGGGCACGGATACCATCGACGGCGTGGCCACCGGCACCGGCAATGCGCTCACCAACGCCACGCGAGGCATCCTGTACGGCGTCTCGGGTTCCGGCGACGGGTCCGACGCGGGCGCCTGGTTCTCGCTGAAGGGCGCGAAGATCACCTAAGCGGGTTGGGCCGGCGCGTCTTCGGGCTCGTCGGCCCGTCCTAGGTCGATCACTTCGAACCGAAGGCTCTCTGCTTCGCTATCCCACCAAACGCGAGTAGAGAATCCCAGGGTCCTCGCGACGGCCAAGCGCTCTATGTCGGCAGCATGTCGCTGCATTAACATGTTGAAAACGCCGGTGATGGCAGCCTCGGGCGCGTCCATCACGTTCTCTCGTCAGTCGACGGTTTCGCGGGTGGTTTCGGGAGCGGCATCCAGTGCGTGATGGCCGACTTGTTGATGTTTCGATTTTCGAGTTCCAGGGTGTTGCCACTTTTGCGTGCCACACCGACCCACCAGTGACCTAAAAAGAGTTCCGAGGGCGCTTTTTCCCAGCCCGTGGCGAAGAAGTGGGTGCCGTCCTTGGGGGCCGTTTCTATCGGTTGCCACTTGCTCATCTTGTCGCCTCGACTGCCGCTGCCAGATCGCGAAGCCGTCCAGCAAACTCGCTCTCAGCGCCAGGCTCGACATGGAACGCGAAACCGAGTGGCCCATCCCAGATCGCTGCGTAGCTTCGTACCTTCACGTCGGGATCAAGCTCTAGTTCCTGGATGATCTCGCGAGCGTCGCGCATCACTTCCTCTTTCCGGGCTTAGGGTGAGGGCGGAAGGGCTTGGGCTTCGCCACGATGCTGATTGCGCGCTCTTCGCGCAGACGATCTTCCACCCGCTTTAGGCCCTTCATCCCTTCGTTGATCATGAACCGCTCCCCGTCCGGCTCCTCGCTCAGGACGTTGCCAAAACCGAGCATGATAAGTCGGGAAACGGCGGCGTTGCGGGTGATGTCGTTACGCTTCGCCCACGCCTCGACGCGGGCAATCAGCCCTGGCGACAATCGCACGGACAACGGCGGTTCCTTCGGCTTGACCATGGAAATGTAATACCCCGTTTCGGACGCGGGTAATACACAAATCGGAGGCCTCCTCGAATGGCCACGCTCACCACCAAGACCCGGAAAGCCCTGCCGAAGTCCAAGTTCTCTGGACCCGACAAGAGCTATCCCGTGCCCGACCGCTCACACGCCGCGAACGCCAAAGCCCGAGCCTCTCAAATGGAGAAGGCCGGAAAACTCAGCCCTTCAGCCAAGGCGAAGATCGACGCCAAGGCCAACAAGGTGCTGCGAGGGAAGAAGTGATGGCCAGGACCAACGCCACGGCTCTACGAAAGGCCTCGGGGGCGAGCCCCGCTCGGGCCAAGCCTGTATCGAAGCTATCGCCATCGACCAGCGTGAGCATAACCGTTCGGCAGATCGATAATGGCTACCTCGTCTGCCGATCTCAAGACGGCCCGAAAGGCTACTCGTACACCGAGGAATACTCGCCGACCAAGCCGGTCATCGAAGTTCCCAAGGCCAAGACGCCGCCGCGGAACACCTAATCTGTGCCGGCATTGAAAAACGCCAAGCACGAGCGTTTCGCCCAAGAGTTGGCAAAGGGCGAGACAGCCGACGCCGCTTACGTGACCGCCGGCTATCGGGAGAATCGGCACAACGCCGCCGCCCTCGGTCGCTCGCAACACATTTCAACACGAGTGGCCGAGCTGCTTGAGCGGGTGGCAATCCGCACTGAATTGACCATTGCCTCGGTGACAGATCGCCTGCTCCGGATCGCTGATGTGGCCGAGCAAACCGGCATCTCCACCGATGAGGAAACCGGCGAGACGACAGGCTCCAGCTCAAAGCATCTCTCCGTCGCCCGCGCAGCCCTGATGGACGCCGCCAAGCTGAATGGCCTCGTGACCGACAAGGTGGACATGAACGCCAAGCATGGCCTGAACGACGAAATGGCCGCATGGCTGGATCGACGCTCCTAAGCGAACCCGAAGGCCAGTTCCTCACCGAGCTGAAGCGCCGGTTCCCCGATAAGCTCTCACGGCTGCGCGACGGCTTCTACGACATCAAGGATAAGACCGGCCGCCAGGTCCCGTTCCGTATGAACGCCGACCAAGAGGACTTCATCCTCAACCGGCATGGCCTGGACGTGATCCTGAAGGCCCGCCAGCGAGGGTTCACGACGGTCATTCAGCTCGACATGTTGGACGACTGCCTGTTCACGTCGAATCTCTCGGCGGGCGTGATCGCGCACAACCTGAAGGACGCGAAGGCCTTCTTCAGCGACAAGATCAAGTTCGCCTACGACAACCTGCCCGAGGCGTTCAGAAAGGTCCGCGCCGCCGAGCAGGACAGCGCCGACAGCCTGCGCTTCAACAACGGGTCGTCGATCCGGGTCGGCGTCTCGCTGCGGTCGGGAACGATCCAGCGGCTGCACGTCTCCGAATACGGCAAGCTATGCGCCAAGTTCCCCGACCGCGCCGAAGAGGTGCGAACGGGCGCTTTCAACACGGTCCATGTCGGACAGCAGATCACGGTGGAAAGCACCGCCGAGGGGAGGGCGGGCGGCTACTACGATCTCGTAAAGCGGGCTCGGGACCTGGCGGCGCAGCGCGCACCGATGACGGCGCTCGACTTCAAGTTCCACTTCTATCCGTGGTGGTCAGACGACGGCTACCAGCTTGACGGCGACGTGCCGATCACCAGCGAGGCGGCCGAGTACTTCGCCAAGCTTGCGGAGCAAGGCATCGCGCTCAGCCCGCAGCAAAAGGCCTGGTACGTGAAGAAGGCCGAGCAGCAGGGCGACAAGATGCTGCAGGAATTTCCGTCCACCCCCGATGAAGCGTTTGAGGCCTCCGTCGAGGGCGCCTATTTCGCGCCGCAGATGCGCAAGATGCGGCTTGAGGGCCGGATTTGCCGGGTCCCGATCCTCGACAAGGAAGTCTACACGACCTGGGATCTGGGCATCAACGACGCCATGTCGATCACGTTCTGGCAGGACGTGGGGCCTGAGCGCCGGGCCATCGACTACTACGAGAACAGCGGCGAGGGCTTCGGCTTCTACGCCAAGGTGCTCAAGGACCGCGGCTACAACTACTCCCGTCACTACATGCCGCACGACGCCGATCACCGCAGGCTCGGGGTCGATGCCAAGTCCGCCAAGCAGCACGCCGAGGAAGCCGGCATAAAGCCGATCACGGTCCTGAAGCGCATCGCCGAGGACAGGGATGGGATCGAGGCCAGCCGCACGCTGCTTCCTCAGGTGTGGGCCGACGAAGAGCGTTGCGACCGCCTGATCGCCTGCTTGGACGGCTACCGCAAGGAATGGGACGACAAGCTGAGCGTCTGGAAAGACCATCCGGTCCACGACCAGTTCAGCCACGGCTACAAGTCGTTCGAGAGCGCGGCCATCGCCCCTCGCGAACCCAAAGCTGGTCCCAAACCCGCACTGAACCTGCCGAAAGCGTCACAGGGAGGCTGGATGTCGCGATGAACGAATCCCCCAGCGCCTACCTGAACGACTGGTGGCTGTCGGGCCTGCCGCTGCAACCCGGCGAGCCGGCCGACCCTCGGGGCTACGACGCCTGATGGCCCGCAAAGCCATGCGAACCTCGACGGAAGACACTGCCGACGAGACCATCGTCAAGGAAGCCCTGAAGCGCTTCAAGAAGTGCGAAATCTGGGAAGCGACCGCGCGCCGGCGCTGGCTGGAGGACGAGAAGTTCGTCAACGGCGACTCTGACAATCTCTACCAGTGGCCCGAAGCGACGCTCATGGGTCGTGGTTACGGCTCAGGGGACAATTCCGAACAGCGTCCATGCCTGACGATCAACAAGACCCGCCAGCACGTCCTTCAGATCATCAACGACGCCCGCCAGAACAAGACCGCCATCAAGTTCCGCCCGGTCGGCAACGGCGCCACGTTCGAGGCCGCCCAGGTGCTGGAGGGCATCGTCCGGCACATCGAATACATCTCCAACGCCCAGCAGGCCTACGGGACCGCCACGCGCCACCAGGTGCAGTCGGGCCTGGGCTTCCTGCGGGTGATGACCGACTACGCCGGGCCTGACACCTTCGAGCAGGAAATCTTCATCCGCCGGGTGGCCAACCCGCTCAGCGTCTACACCGACCCCGACATTCAGGAAGCCGACGGCTCGGACATGCGCTT